GCAAATAATGAATGCTTTTGGATAATTTGAACAACTAAAATAAGTGGCAATAACATAATTTTGCCACTTATTTTTTTAAGACAAAAAAATGAATAAAAAATACATACTTACATCCCTATATAAAATAGCTAATACACTTGACTTTTCTGGCTTACATAAAGAAGCATCTTCTCTCACTAATCTTATGAAAAGATTAGCTCAAGAAGATGAAACAACAGAATATGATTATACTAAAGAAAGATTATATCATACTTTATCTGATTTTGGTAAAAAGTATGTAGCAGATAGAAATAGAGAAAGTCCTATTACATCTTATAAGGAATTTGATGCTGCTGTTTATCATGCTTTTCAATCATCTAATCCGAGAATAAGTGAAATGATGTTCCTAAGCCCATTTGAACAAAGCCAAAATACTTTCACACAACTAAATCCAGATGTCTCAGAACTACTAAGAGGTATGTTTATGATTGACAGAGGGATTGACAACGATAAAACATTTGAAAGCTTCAAAGGTCATATATTCCCAGCACTAAAGAAAAAAATGCAAGAAAGACCAAGCACTGAAACTCTTGATCTTACTACTGGAATTGTACCTTACGGAAGAAAAACAACTAATAAAAGTAATGAATATCATAAACTTTACAGAAGAGTAAAATCATTACTTAAGAAAGCTGCTGGTGAATATTGGAATAAATCTGGTGCACAATCTTCCATGGATAATTTACTCCGATATATTATAAATGATAGTTATAATATGGAATTCAAAGATGAAGCTTACAGTATCATGGAAGAAGCGCAAAGATTACATGATCAATTAAAATCAGATGAAGCTAATATGCCAAAATATCCAATAGATGTACCAAAATTTTAAAGAAATAAAATGAATAAACAAACAGTAAAAGAATTAATCAAAATAGCAAATACACTTGATAATTCTGGCTATTATAAAGAAGCTAATTCTCTTACTAAATTAGCTTATGATGTTTCTCCTGACGATATCATTATGCCAGGCGATCAAAAACCAGAAATACAACAAGATTATAGTAATGTAGATGTGATTTTAGAAAATCTAAAATCACAAATCCTAACAATCATCAATACCGCAAATTCATTACCAGAATTGCTTGAAAATGAAGAAGGCCCTGATGACTCTATGTTTTATTATCATAGAAGAGATCTAATACAAAATCTACAAGAATCTGGAAGCAAAATATCTTCATTACTTATAGAAAATATGAACTTTGATAGTGCAAGAGATTTAGAAGATAAGTTGGATCAATAAAACTAATGTGGTACAAAACAGCTAAACAAGGTTCATTGTGGACAATAGTGAGCCCTACATTTGAACAGGACATTGATAAAGCAATAAACGCTTCAATAGTCAGTGATACAAATGGCAAGTACAAATTAGATATTGATTTATTTCAAGAAAATTTTAGAAATATTCCTGATAACAAATTGAAAGATCTTAAAATTAGTTATGCAGAAGGCTCAACAGATACGAGTGGAGGATATTATGACCCTAACACTCATGAAGTTGTTATAAACATATATTATTATAAAAATATAAATTTGAATTATTTGAAATCGACATTAAAGCACGAGATTACACATGCCATTGAACATTTGTTACCTTTTATTAAGAAAGAAATATATTTAGGTCCCGGCAATTTATATCCAGTAGATAATTTTGGCACTTATAAATCGCTTCCAAATCAAAAACCGTTGTCAAACTCAAGAGAAGATGCCAGATATGATCTTGCAAGAGATTTGACGGTTGATTGGAGTGATTTAGCAAGTTATGAAAAACCAGTTGACGAAGAAACTCTGAAAAAAAGAAAAAAAACCCTTAAGGAATTAGACAGAAGAAAAGATTCAATTTTTGGCCTTACTGAATTTTATTTTGCAAACCCAAGTGAATTAAGAGCAGTAAGATCTGAGTTTGATACTTTTTTCAGCTATGATCACTTAATTCAATCATTTCACACTTATTATGAAAATAGAGAAAATGGTAAAGAGATATTTTTGGAGCAGTTCAAAGATCTAATACAAACCATAGTAAATATCAAAGATGTTAGCAGTTCATATAAAACATCTGAACTTTATAATAATATTCAAGAAACGACTCAATATAGTATTGATAGACAATTATTTTTTCAGATAATTAGAAATTTTGATTCACAATATATTAGACAAATTGCAAAATACTTGACTAATCTTTATCTTAGCGTAAAAGATTATGTCAATTCTTATGTACCAGACACAAGTGAGACAGAAATACTGTAAAAGCAATAATCAAGAACAAAACGAGAATTAAATAACCATCCTTTTTTAAGGATGGTTATTTAATTACATCTCTCAAAATATCAGAAATAAAATCCCAATTTTTCTTTCTGATATTATCTTTTTTAGCGTTATTGAATATTTCTATCACTTTGCCATCAAAACGTAAAGAAACATAAGTATTACCCCTAAATAAACCTTCTAATAAATCATATACTCTTTTTTCTTTACAATAAAAACCAATATAGCCAACCACTTCTTTCTCACCACTGTAAATTCCTTAAATTCAAATGTGCATCTAAAAGAACTTGCGATGCTTGGGTGACAGGCGGACCACTCACTGACAAAAAAAAGGGAGAATAAAATCTCCCTTTTTTTATATTTTATCAATCTTCTTTAATTCATATAATAAATTCCCAATCATATAATTAGGAATGTTTATAATGTCTGCAACCAATACTCTCAATGCATCATTCTTCAAAACAACTAATGCAATCTTCAAAATAATATTCTGATAGTCTTTTGATAAGTTTTCCATATAGGCCTCCAAAACTTAAACTATCTTTTGTTTTTTATTGATATGATTTTTTTACAATACACAACACAATATACCTGGGAGATTTTCTTAATCTATCTTAAATCTCTAATGATAACTGCTTGATTTCTTTCTTCTTAGTATGCTGGAGAATAAATGCATCAATCAATTCTTCAATCCTATCAAAATCCCAATAAGGTATACGGAGCAAAGGAATATTGTTTTTTCTTGCCCACTCATCTTTTATCTTGTCTCTGCGCTGACAATCTTCGAAGTTTTTTTGCTTCTCTTCAGGTGTGGATCCAAAACATGCTTTATAATGCCCATCGCCATCATATTCTATCAATAAATTTAAATCAGATAAATAAAAATCAAATTTAAGAGGATTTTTATTTCGCAAGTTTTTGAAACCGTGTTCTCTTGAAAACAATTCATTTTTATTATATAAATATTTAGCTACTTTCTTTTCTCCTTTTGAGTCGTTGCAAACAGGGCAGCCATACTCTCTTTTTATGTGATGATCTGACCTTTGTGAAAAAACATTATTGCATTTATTGCATTTTATCGTAATCTTGCCTTTATTATTTGAATATTTTGCTAATGCATAGTCATAAAGATCACCATGGATACTCTTGGCTCTTATTATCCATTCCTCTGTACTTAATCTTTGAAATAATTTTGAGCATTTATTGCATACTGAATGTTTCATATTTAAATGAGAAGCTGGAGTTTGTGAAGATAATTCATTGCATTTGTTACACTTTATTTTCACAAAAGAATTTGATCTTAAGTATTTAACCAAATCATAATTAAAATTATCACCGTGAATTGCTTTAGCTTTTGATATAAATTCTTCAGTATTGGATCGTAACTTTTCATCAGCACATTTTTTGCAACCATAGCTGTTCAAGTGATCATTTGGAGATTGTAAAAAAATAATTTTACATTCATTGCACTTAATTTGAACTTTTGATAAAGAATTCTTATATCTGACTAAATTATAATCAAATTTATTATTGTGAATCTTTTTTGCTTTGATGATAAATTCTTCAGTGGTACTTCGAAGTTTCTCATGACCCGATATCCAGCCACAATTCCTACATCCATAACCGAATAAATGTCCGGCAGGTGTCTGCATAAATATTTCATTACATTTATTGCAATATATTTTTATTTTGGTCTTGATATTAACATATTCTGCAAAATCATAAATATATTTTTCTGCATGTATTTCTTTTGCTTTATGTACAAAATCTCTTTTTAATCTATCCTTGTCATGACCTTGGCTATTTGAACATACAACACATTCGTTAGATAATTTAACAATACTTACTATTTTTTCAATCTTACAAAAATTGCATAAAATTTTGAAACATCTTAAGTTTTTGATTTTCTCAACTTCACAAATAACAGTATGATTTTTCTGTTTAGCTCTTTCTAAAATCTCATTCCAAGTTAATGACATAACATATATATACAAAAAAGGATGGTGAAATATTCTGAAAAATCAAAATATTTTTCCACCCCCCATCAAATCTCAAAAATTAATATATATATACCGGGGCAAAAAGGATGGTTATATCTGAGCAAAATTGAAAAAATTAAGATGCCCCCCTATATAGCCCCAAATATAGCTGGCGATTTTCCCACCTATGGCCTTTTATTTGATATGGGTGCGGATCCATATGGTACCTAAATTTTAAAAGTACCCCCCCTCAAGTATTACAAACTACCCCCTACAAGCAATAAGATAATAATACTTCATGAAAACATACAAGAGACATGGCGGCTAAGGTTCTGTACTTATCATCTCTTACTACTGGGTTGTCTAAATAACATACATCTTCTCTATAAGATGACTTCCAAAGATAACGGGCAACTTCTGGCTCAACAATATATATAGTGTCTGGCATTCTATTAGGCAACTCTACAACACCATGAACTATAAGCTTTCTGAATGTTATGCCATCTTTTGTTTCTATTAGCTGCTTTTCTTCTTTTAGCTTAGAAGATAAACCATAAGGCATAATAGTAGTCCAGGCATCCTCAATCCATAAAGCTACTATATGGTCAGTCTTGTTTACTATTGTCATCTTTCTTGTTTTTTCCCACCATATAACTAAACACAATAAACCATATTATAAAAGCAACCAACAAACTATTAGTCAGCAGTTCCAAAGTATTCATATTGTCCACCTGTTTGATTTTTAGCTACGTCTAACATTTCTTTCCATGCAGCCCAATAACCAACCATACCTTTTAATGCTTTAGATTTAACTTCCCATATTCTTGCCACATTCTCATTTTTAAACACAGCTAACTTATCTGTGTCACTTGTTTTTGCATGCTTCCCGGTAAGTACATTAACATATATAAATACTTCTGGCAAAACATCAATATCTTGTATT